ACAGGAAACTTCAGCCCCTCTGATGTCACCATAGGCACTGAAACTATGGTTGTTCAATCCTACTTAAATTTAAAAGTAGGAGATCCAGTTAAATTTCAAGTTGTTGATTCTTCTTCTGGAGGATCAGGAACAGGAACTTTACCCGCTGGATTAACTGCTGGAACGACTTATTACGTTAGTGCTTACACCGCAAGTACTGGAGCTTTAAAGGTTTCTGCTACTAATGGTGGTTCTGATGTAAACCTAACTGATGTTGGAACAGCAGCAGCTCCTAATGAATTTGAGGTTTATTACAACGATTACGCTGCCATTGGACAAGTTCAATCTTGGTCTTTTGAAGTAACAAGAGCAGAAATTGACGTAACAACTATTGGTCAAACTGTAGGACAAACAGCACCATTCAAAGCTTATATTCCGGGCTTTGCTGATGGTTCAGGTAGTGCCAGTGTTTACGTTACTGACGAAGATGCTGCGTTATCCAACAGACTTGTAGAAGATGTTTTACAACGTCAGCAAGTAGGAGCTGCATTTAGGCTTTACACAGATAAGCAATCAACTGAAGCATTAAGTAGAAGCATTTCAATGGATGCTGCTTTACTTTCTGCAAGTTGGAACATTAACCCAGATGACGCTCAAATGGTTGAGATTGCATTTAGGCCAACAGGTTCACCAGTATTTGACTTAAGTTCTACTTCTTAATGTGCTTAATGCTATAGGGGCTTTATTTGTTTATAAAAGCCCCAAGCCTTATCAGGGTTTTGCTTCCTTTTTGCGTTATCTACCAAATAGGAAATTAAGACAATTAGCAGGAACAACAAGCCATCTCAATAAAACTCGTTTAATAGAGATGATCTTAGAAGATACTAATAGGGGCTAGCCGTATGGCTGGCCTTTATTATTATTGATATAATTCATGCAATTGGATCTTTTTATGTCTGCTAGTCAAAGAAAACTTAGTCCTTTAGATCGTTTAAAAAAGGCTTCTAATTTAACAGCTACAAAAAAAACAGTAAAACTCAGTGATGGCACAGAGTTTGAGTTTTGGTGTACTCCCATGACAATGGCAGAAAGGGAGCAAGCACAGAAAGGAGCAAAGGATGATGCTAATGCTTTTGCTATTCGTTTATTTGTTCGTAAAGCAATGTTTGAAGATGGAAGAAGAATGTTTGCTGCTGGTCAAATTGATGAATTGAAGAATGATGTTAGTGCAGAAAATATGGACAAGTTGATGTTGGCAATGTTGCCAGATCAAGAGGAGGTGGATGACCTTGACCCAAAAGAATAAAAGAAGCACTTAAAAAAGATAATTTATTACAACTTCAATTAGGAGTAGCGAAAGAATTGGGCTATACGTTGCAGGAATTAAATCAAAAAATTACACAAGAAGAGCTGTTAATTTGGTCTGCTTATTTTGATCTTTTAAACGAAGAACACGAAAATAATATGAGAAGGGCAAAGTACCGCTAATATCTATACATAACAGAGAGCTGAAATGTGACCTCGTTAATTTCAACAGTTGGAATAAGATATGACGATTTTGGGACACCAGCCAAATTAAAGAAGACTGCTGAAGCTGCAAAGAAAACAGAAAAGGCGTTTGATCAATTAGGAGGCAAAGCAGGGAAAGCAGCTAAAGGTGTTGGGCTATTTGGAAAAGGAGCAATAGCAGCAGGGGCAGGAGCAAAAATTGGAGCTGTAGGAGTTAAAGCGTTTGGTACCGCAATAAAAACAGCAATGGGGCCAATTGGCCTTGCTTTGTCGGCTATTGCTGGATTGGGTTCTGCTTTTAATACACTTAAAGGTGTTGAGTTTGCAAGTGCAAAATTCAGGACGTTAGGAGGCGATTCAACTGACTTAGTTAATAAATTAAAGCTTGTAAGTATTGAGTTAAACGGATCTGCAAGTGTCGCTGAATTAACTGGAGCTGCTTATGACGTTGCTTCTGCTGGATTTATAGAAGCTGCTGATGCTGCAATGATATTAAAAGCAGCAAGTCAAGGTGCAACAGGTGGATTTAGTGATATTAATACTGTTGGAAATGCTGCAACAAGTGTTTTAAATGCTTATGGAAAAAGTGCGAAAGATGCTCAGTTTTTAGTAGATCAATTTATACAAACACAGAATGATGGAAAAATAATTGTTGCTGAATATGCACAAAACATAGGTAAGGTCGCTTCTGTTGCTGCGACAATGAACGTTCCTCTTAAAGAGGTTAATGCTGCAATAGCTCAAGTAACAGCAGCAGGTGTTAAATCTGAAGTTGCCTTCACTGGCATGAAAACAGCTCTTTTAAGATTAACTGGAGAAGCAGGTGGTAAAAAATTAGCAAAACTAGGTATTGATATAAACGCTTCAACTATTGCCTCTGAAGGATTAGCTGCGAACTTAAAGAAGCTTGAGGGTTTGGATATTAAATCTCTTGAGTCAATATTTGGTCAGGAAGCTATTCAGGTAATGGCTCCATTAATAAAAGACTTAGAAAAATATGAGCAGCTAATCAAGAATCAAGAGAACGCAACAGGAGCTGCTGCTAATGCACAAATTGAAGCAAGTAATACTATTCAAGGGGCATGGGATAGGGTAGCTAAATCATTTAGTAATTTATTTGCAGATCAAAGTGAATTAGGTATAGCGATAAAAACAACTTTACAAGGTGTTTCTGTTGTTATTGATGGGCTTGGAATAGCAATAAAAACTTTAATGTTGCCTGTTCGATTGTTGTTTAAATTGTTCGCTGGTGTTGGAGCTGTTTTTGAAGAGCAATTTGGGAAAGGAAATAGTGCAATTGTTTTAATTACAAAAGCTTGGACATTCTTCTTAACGAAAGTTGAAAAAGGTTTTCAATTAGTAGAGGCTGTTGCAACAGCAATAGGAACGGCTATTGGCTCTATTGCTTTGGCTTTTGATCCTATATTTAAAGTCATTCCTGAAGCAATAACTGACGCAAAAACACAATTTATGAGTTTTGCTACAGGGCTAAGAGATATATTTGTGGGTTTAGCAGAAATTATCAGCAAAATCTTTAAAAGAATTTTTGATTTTATTAGTAAAGGAATAAAAAGAGTTTGGGATGCTATCCCAGATAAATTAAAACAATTTTTAAAAGGAGCAGGAGAAAAAGTTGCATCAGTAGCGAGTAGTGCAGCTCAACCTTTTGCTGAAGGTTTTAATGATTTAAAAGGAGATTTAGCGGGATGGAATAAAGATGAAGAAGGAAATGAACGCTTTATTGATATGACTAAGTTCCAAGATGCAATTGCAAAGGCAGGAGGTGATATTAATGAAGCTTGGAAGCAATATCTTGGCACTGTTAAAGAAGCAAATAATGAACTTGATAAAAATAAAGATAAAACAGAAAACGGATCTGTCCCTGCTGTTAATAAATTAAAAGAAGCATTTGAAGGGGTCAAAGAAACTATTGCAAGTGGATTGCATAGTGCTGTTATGGGATTAATAGATGGCACCAAATCACTGGGAGAATCTCTTGCTGGTATTGCTAAACAAATTGCAAGCTTAATGTTAAAGAAAGCAATCTTTGGAGCGTTTAATTTACAAGCTGCTGAAGGTGCTTATGTTTCGAATGGTATTAGACCATTTGCTTCTGGAGGCATGGTTACAAAACCCACAATGGGACTTGTAGGAGAAGCAGGGGAGGATGAATATATAATTCCAGCCTCTAAGATGGCTCAGTCAATGCAACGGTATTCAGCAGGTGCTAGGGGTGAATCTGTTATTCCGGGCACTGGTCAATCATCCGCAGGTGGTGGAGCTGATGCGCAAACAACTGTTAACTACTCTGGACCAATATTGAATTTCAACTCTGAAGAATTTGTTCCTAAATCTGCTGTAGGACAAATCATTAACTCGGCAGTTTCTAGGGGTGCAGCCGCAGGAGAAAATAGAACATTATCTACATTAAAAAACTCTCGCAGTAGGAGATCTTCTTTAGGTTTATGACAATTATTGCTTTAACTACTTTTATTGAAATTTTTGATCCAAAAAGATCTGGATCTTATTCCAGCAAACAAGCTATCTATGAGTTATGCAGCAGAAGCCGTTTCAAATAAATGGAGCATTAAAGTTTATACATGCAAAATGAATAATGCCTTCACAGCATTAGATGGACTTCCTCTTGTTACTGATAATTGGTTGATTGCTTCAATGTCATACGATGCTTCTTCTATTGAAGTTTTATTATCTAGCGGGGTAGATGCAGTAGGAGGGAATACTGGGAGATATTTAACAACAAGAATTGCTGGAGCGTTACCTATTACAGGTCAAATATTTAGCAAGTGAAGCCTCATCAATTATTAGGTATTCCTTATCGTTTAGGAGCAGAACCAGATAAACATAAAGCTGGTGATTGTTTAAGTATTACGAGAACAGTTATAAATAGTTATGGCATTAATTTTCCTCCTACACAAAGAAATTGGTATCGAAGATTAAGAAGGAAAGATCAGGGAGTGTTTAAAGAGGAGCTAAGCAAGTGGGGAATGTTGGTAACAACGGCTAAGATCGGTGTTGTAGCTCTTTGTTCAAGCAAAGATAGTTACGCTTTAGCTGTTTACTGGGAAGGCGGTTGGATTTCATTCGTAGATCAGGAGGCGAAATGGAGCCCCTTAGAAGGATTGGGGGTCCAAGAGCTTTATTACCCTATGAAGCAGAACTTTGTAATGCCTTAGGAATTAGTGAAAAAGAATATTTTGAATTTGTAGATTTAGCAGCAGCAGCTATTTATCAAAGGGAAAAAGGATATGAACATATACCAGATATAAGGGCAGGGGCAGCACTTGTTCCTGCTCTTACTTCTTTGGGCATGGGTGCTACTGCTGCTGGTATTGCTAGTCAAATAATAGTAGGACTTGCTTTAACTGCTGTTTCACATTTTCTAACACCTAAACCTAAGACTCCAGAATCTGCTCCTCAATTAACTGCTGGAGGTGTTCAGGGTCGAAGTCGTTTCACGCCACAATCATCGTTTGATTCAATACAGGATTTAGCTGTTCTTGGTGCGTTTATTCCTCTTGTTTATGCTCGAAAAGGAGTTCGTGTAAATAGTCAATTGCTGTGGTCACACATGAAGACCACTGGAACAGGGGAAATTCTTTCTGTTGTAACTTTGTTTTCTAATGGTCAA